GGCCGTGTTGCACATTTTTACAGGTATTGTCCGGTTAATGGCTTTTTTTATGTCGGCGGAATTGGATTGCAGTTGTTTTAAAAATTCGTCAGGAGTCATTGTTTTCTTGAAATAAATTTGTAAATTTGTATTCGGAAAGTCCTTTAAGAGATGCCCAGGTTTTACCTGCAAGCTTACCTTATTGGGCTTTCTTTTTTTACGCCCACAATTTTAGTGAAATCATTTTCATCCACTATGGCATAAGGCTTATAGAGCTTATCCATCGTGCGTTTCACGCAGACATACCACTCATCCGATTTGTAGTACATCCAATAATCCACATCCGGGTGTTTCTTTATCCCGTTTATTTTTTCGTCTTCCGCCCAGCCGTAAAAATCCGCCTTGTTAAATAACTTTTTCATATTCATCACGGCGTTATTTCTTTGTATAATGTCAGAATGTGGCTTTGATACTAATGTTTTTACCGACGCACGGGTAAGGGTTATTTTGTTTATGTATTTGTCGTTTATCTTTATGTTAAGTGCTTTTCCTTTGGGTATTTCCTTGTCCGCCCAGTCCTTCACCTCGTTTCGCGAAGCAACAATTTTTTGTTTGGCAATATTCTTTTCTTTTGCTTCTTTTTCGGGGTCAAAATCCACGTCCTCAATTTCCTTTTGTGCCACTAATTCATCGATAAATCCGCTGACCGCCTTTTCAGCCCCCGGGTAAGCATTTGCTTGCATCGGGTTCGTGGGTGCAAACAGCATGGCATCTTTGCCGGGGTTATTTTCCAGTCCGGCTGAAGGTTTATCGTTTTCCGTGCCATGTGGTATCGGTGTAGGTGTCTTGTCCGTACTTCTCAATCCACATTTACACCCCCAGCGGTCGCCCGGGCGGTTCATATCCCATTCCGGTGCATCAATAGGGGCTATCATGCCCCAAAACGGGCGGTGATCTTCACCGGGGGTAATGCTTGTACTGGGTAGCCATTCCAGGTTAGGCAGCACATCTTTTTCGCTGGTAAAGCGTTGCCAGTCGGCGGCCAAATGGGCGCGGCGGATGGCGGTGTCATATTCCGTTTGCAGCCACGCATTCACATGGTGGCTTACAAGCGGTTCCGTATCCGCTTTAAAGGCCGCGAAGGGCTTTAATTTACCTTTGTCGTCCAGTAGTTGGGTAGCTATGTCATTTTGCATCCGGTGCGTACGGAAAGCGGCATACACGGCATTATTGTAGCGTAAGGCATTATTGAAGGCATCGGAAGTATTAACGGTACTTTGCGCTACCCCCTTGTCGGCGGCCTCGTTAATAATTCGGAAGGTCTCCTTAAAAATATTCGGTTCGATGTCCTTCTTTACATCACATTCTTTTTTGTATATGTTGTTTAATGCTTTTGCTATCACGTCATCGGAAAACGAGAAGCCGGATTCATTATTAAAACGTGTAACATTATCCACATAGTAACAACTATCAACTACCAGTTTAAAGCCCCGTTGTTGTCCGGGGCGTTCCCGAAAAAATGGCGTGCATGATTAAAAAACGACTTCCAAAAATTGGAGGTAGGTTCCGTTGGTGTTGGTTCGGGTTCTTTTGGTTTCGGTGTGGGTGTTTGTTCGGGTGTAGGCTCAGGTACCGTGTCCGGTTGTTTATTCCCGGGTTCTATTGGATTTTCGGGCTTTTCTATCCCAAATGTTTTATACAAATATTCATTTGAAATAGGCAATCCCATGGCTGACAACCCTTGTACAATGGTTAATTGCGTGGTAATGTCTTTATCTTCCGTTTCGAGAAAGATGAATTCACCGCCTTTGGTGTTAACCCCTAAAGCGGCGAATATATCCGACATCTGATAATTCAGAATATTTAAGATGTATTGCCTATCGGCAAGATTCAAATTCTTTTCACCATCGGCTTGCACGGTTCCCAGTGCCTGCGTGCCTTTATCCCCCGCCTGTGTGGTAAGTGTATTTCCTAATATTAATTTGGAAATTTCCGCGTTGCAAAAGTCGGTGAGCTTTCCAAAAACATCCGCGCTTCCCGTTTTTTGCGCTGATTCGATGAGTTTCATACTGCTTCCTTCCGGGTGTATGTACACCCCTGCACCGCCCTGCTCCATGGCATCTTTGGTTACCCGTTGGCGTGTCTCCTCATCCGCGGCATCGTAAATATATTCACGTATGGGCATGCCGAATATTTCAGCAAATTGGCTCCAGTCTCCAAGCGCGTTTCTTTTGTACAATACATAAGGAGCCGCTTTTGCCAGCAAGCCCAAATCACGCTTATCACCAACGAATAGAATGTTGTAAAATTCATCGAAGGGCGTTCCGTTAATATCAGTTTGGTTTCTCCGTATCAGTTGGCGTATCGGGTCAACGTTTTTCCTGTTAATAAGCTGATAGGTTATCCACCCGTTTTCTTTGTCAAACTGAAAGGGGGTGAATCCGTACAAGTTGGTATCCCATAAATCGCCCAGGTAATTAAAGAACCAGGGTGAGCGTATTTGCTCGTTTACTTTGTCATCCGGTACACCTCCGCGTTGGAATTGAATAGGAGCGGTTAAAATGGCACTCTTTCGTTTTTGTATCACGGCATACAAGTGCGCGTCACTCAATATGTCAACGTAGAGGTCGAAAAGCTTTGTTCGCAGCGCGTAATCGATGTTATCCGCTCCACGAATGGTATGCATGTAATACTCTATGTCAATACCAAATCGACGCGGTGCTGTTAAAATAACGGTGTTTGGTTCTGTTTGGTTGGGGTTTGGCAACAAGCCTCCCTGTATGATTTTTTTTTCTGCCATGGTCTAAAGGTGATTTTGTCGTTTTGGATTACTAGCCATTATAAAGCGGCTGTTGTCTGCCAGTTGCTCCTCCTCCAGCATCGGAGCCCCGTCTATATTGATTGCCCCGGTATTTACCGCTTTGAGCCAGCTTACAGCCCTATCGTATCTATCTTTACGCACTTGCGATAGCTTTTGCGGGTTGTGTATGCAAAAGAGGTGATAGATAGCGATGTCGAGTGCCATCATTAAAATGAGTTGGTTACGGTTGTCACCCGTTTGGGCAAAAATGATATCGCAATCATATCGTTTGCTCATATAGCCTTTCATTTCAGCGGTAGCTCTGTCCTCGCATACCTCCACGATAGCCTCATCAGAGCGTATAAGGGCATCTAGTATTTCAGCATGGATGCTGGCGTTATAATCGGTTGTTGTTATAAATGCACTCATAGTCTTCTTTTATTTTTTGCTGTAATTCTTTTTACTGGAATCGTTACATCCGGCAACATTTCGGCCTGTTTTTTATCTAAAATTCGGTTAGCTCCTTCGATACAATCAGGGCCATCGGCTGGATATTTAAGTTTTAATGTAAATAGTTTGAATTGGTCTATAAGGCGTTGCATATCTGGATTGTCCTTTTCGGCAATGTTGAATATCAATTTACCCTCGCGGTCGAGTGGTTCGAGGTTGGCTTCTATACGTGTTGCCTTATCTGTCTTTTTTTCCGTGTCCGGTAAAATATTAAGCGTTGACGGTTTTCCGTTTTCGCCTAGTTCCTTTCGCTTTTGATATACGAGCGGCTTAAATACCTGCTGAAAAAATGGATCTTGCAGCTTGTTGTTTTCCATGTAATTATACACGGTTGTTTTCCCGGCAACATATTCATCAAGCAACACATACCATTTAATGAATTCCGAATTCAGCCCCCTGTTTAAATAGCCTTTAATGATGTATAAAATGCCGTTTAATTTTCCGCAAATCCATGCCGCTTTGGTACTCGAATTTTTGGTTTTGTTTTCACCTGGTGCCGGGTCACCGTACACGATAAGGAATTTGAATTTTGTTAATGGCGGTATTTTACCAAGCTGCACGTTTTTAAATATTTCACCCGCGGTAACCGGGTTGTTGAAATATTCGCCTTGTGCTGACTGGGTAGATATCTTAGAAAGCGCCCGGTCAATAAGCTCCTCTGTATTTTTTGCCGGCCATGTGGAAATTCCGTTTTCATCCCGTATGTTAACGATATCCCAGTGGTCGGCCATAGCCCCGGCACGCACCACGCAGCAATCTTTCGCGATAATGTTGCCGCAAAAAATAATGGTTGTCGGTTCCGAAATAGACCGTGTAGGATATAGGGCATTTTCCCACCATTTCCACCGTTTATCAATAATATCAGGATTGCGAGTGTCCTCATCGGTATCGAAGTCATCCACTAACAGTACATCCGGGCGTATTGCTTCATTTTTGCTACCTCGTGGGCTTTGCCCGGCACCCAGTGCGCGGAACACCGCACCACATTTGCAGGCAAATTCACCTTCGCTCCAGTCACCCACGGTTTGCTGTTCGCCATACATTTGCTTTATCCGTCCGTTGGCCTCGAAATTAGCCCGGTAGGGGTCGAGTAGCCTTATCGCATTTGTTTCGTTGTTGGAGGTTAGGATAATATTTTTTTTCTTCCCGGTAAGTACCAGGAATATTATGCAAAACATGACAATAGTACTTTTTGCCAGCTCGCGGCTCCAACTCAACACTTCAAACCACTCCTCGTTTTTTATTATCCGGTTGATGGCCGCTTTGTGGAAGTAGGTAAACTCATATTTCGCGTAATTCGGGAACATGTATTGCATCCATTCCACGGGATGTTTTTCAAGGTAAAGGCGTTTCTTTTCCAGCTCCTCGTAGCTTATCGTATCATCCACAGAAGTGGCATGGCGTATTCCGTTAATGAATTCCTGCCAGGCTCTTATTTTATTGCGCTCCTCCTGTGTCATACCTTTTTGTCCATTTTTTGAGCGATAAACTTGTCGAAATATTCAGCCACTTTTTTGGCAAAGTCAAAATCGAACTTGCCGATGAATTGAGTTACTTCGATGGACACCGCGATAACATCCGAGATGTTTGATTCCGTCTTTATTTTCTTTATAGCGGTTGATAGCTTCACCAGCGTGTCGGCCTCGGCATTATTCGCGAAGCGTTGCCCCTCGGGTCGGCCTGCTATCTTGTTATTTATTTCCATGATCTGCCTGTTCCACATCTTTATTTGCTCAGAGGGCATAATGGTAATGCCCGCTTTGAGTTCATCCCAGTTTTCGGCATTGATCCATTTGGACATGGTGTTTCGGCTTACGCCTACTTTAGCGGCCAGCTCCTGTATGGTAAGTCGGCTATTACTATCTAAATAGAGTGTTTTAGCCAGCTCTTTTTTTTGCGATGTTGTTAAATCTCTTGCCATTTTTTCCTTTTTCTATCGCAAAATTGACCCGTTTTCACGCGTAAATGAAATATGTGGGCAAACATTGCATAACTTTTTGTGCTGCTGTTTTTTATCCTTCAATTTTGCATCAACGAACAGGGAATAATTGATTGCTACGAATAATTGATTTTATGAAACATGACAAAATATTTTAACGCGATACCGGACGGAAATAATGGAGTATGCTTATTGATATACAAGGGCATATCGGACTTTCAGGGTGATGTGAGTGCGGATGACATTGTTACCGAGTTCAAGCAGCTGGAGGCTCTTTACAATAACATTGATGTTCGCATTAATTCGGTAGGTGGGGATGTTTTTCAAGGCATCGCTATTTTTAATGCTATACGAAATAGCACGGCGAATATCAAGATATACATCGACGGCGTTGCTGCAAGCATAGCAAGTGTTATCGCTCTTTGTGGAAAACCGGTTGAGGCCAGTAAATACGCTCGTATCATGATACATAGCGTGCAAGGCGGTTGTTATGGTGATAAAAGTAAAATACAAAGCACCCTTGATATGCTGGATTCCCTTGAAGATACGCTGGCTAATATTTATGCTGAAAAAACAGGGCAAACACCGGACGAAATTAAAGCAGCCTATTTTGACGGCAACGAACATTGGTTTACCGCGAAGGAAGCCTTGGCATTAGGTCTGATTGATGGCCTTTATGACGTGGAGCCCGTTCCGGGTGATTTAACGCCGGAAGCACTTATGAATTTATTTACTAACAGAATAACAAACCAGACAACTATGTTTGAAACATTAAGAGAACGTCCCATGTTTGCCAATTGTGCAACTGATAAAGATGTGTTAGAACGCATCGGACAAATTGAAACAGAAGCCGGCAAGGTGCCGGGCTTGAATGATAAGTTAACCGAGTATCAAAACAAGCTGACTGCTTACGAGAAAAAGGAAACAGAAGCTCATACGGCTGAAATTAACAGTATTGTGAATGCGGCAAAAGAAGAGCATCGCATTACCGAAGTACAGGTTCCTACCTATGTGGCTTTGCTTACTTCCGATTTCACAAATGGGAAGGCCGTGTTGGATGCGCTACCGAAAAAAAAATCGGCAGTCGACACGCCTCATGCTGATAAAAAAAGCCCTTGGGAGGCTCGAATGGCACAAATTAAAGAAAACCTACA